GCGTAGTGCGTGTTCCGCACGTTGCCCACAAACTTCTGAACCGCATCCAATTCGGCACAGTCACCGAGTAATTTCTTACTGACGTTGACCACACCGCTAGCGGCGTTCTTGTGCAGGGTCACTTCGTTGCTGACCTTGCGATCTGTTTTCTTACCCGTCCATGTACTGATGGACAGTTCAACCAACATCGCAGACGATGAGATTGATGGTACGGCGATAGCCGTAGGTGCTGAGAAAGCCACCCCTTGATTTGTGTTGCTCATTTCAGTTGCTCCTTCAAGGTTGAGTTATTAGTACAACGGCGTTGTACTTGCTTTACATCTCATTTACTACATTTACACACTACAAACTACATTATACCACGAAAGAATAAAAATACGAAATAAAATAAAACAAACTACCTTGTCCTAACATCTTTTTTAGAGTCACGTAGTTCTTTACGCACATCCCACCACAACACTACGCCGATGCCGATAAGCACAACGGCGACAAACCACCACAGGTTTTGAGCCGCTTCATGGGGAGTCATGGTTTAGCGTCCTTATGAACGTGTAAGATCACACGGTTGGGATTGACCTCCACATAGTAACTCCGACCCCGTGCCTGCGCTTCCTCTAGTGCTATCTCTTTTTGGTATGCAATCTTGTCCTCGTCCCTAAGAACAGAGGAATTGACAATCTTAAACCTGTAGGTTTGATACCCATCTCTTTGGTAATCCTGAATCTCCCCTATCCGTTTCCAATCGTATTCGTAGTCTTCTCCATAAACCAATCCAAACTTTTCATTTAGCAATTCAAAAATTTCAAAAAGGGTAATAGTCCTACTTGTTTTATAGTTTTGAGTTAATAGCTTTTTCATCTCACACCTCCTCTTTCTGTACCACGCAGTTAATCTGCGCGGGCTTGATGTTGTGCGTGATCTTACGCTCGTCCATCGTGACGATGGTCACAAAGGTCTGCCCAATGAACTCAATGTAGTGAGGCTTGCCGCCATACCGCACGACGTCCCCCACCGATAACTGCATACCGTTGGCGTTGTACAACGCCGTTGTACTTGTTTTGGTGTTCACTTTACTAACCCTCCTTTCTGATTTAACCCAACCAACAACTCCCGATCCCGCACAAGCACATAATTACTCTTGTGCATTGGGGCAACGCACCACCCTTTGCGCTCGGCCCTTGCCTGCTCCTCACCACAAAAGAGGCACAGGCGATAGCCTGCTTTGAATCGCTTGACGCTAAAGCCATCACCGCACTCGCGGCATACAGGCTTGAGTCGCAAGCCGCCTTGTTCCCACAACCTTTTTACTGCGCCCATAATCAAACTCCTGTTAAGTTATTAGTACAACGTCGTTGTACTTTTGCAATTGTGCAACCGTGAGGCCGACGTGAGTCCTCACTAACTACATTATACCATGAAACGATAAAATAACGAAAGAAAATAAAACGTATAACATGGTTTGCTACGAGGCTAGCAAAACGTGAAGAGTAGTGAAGTGTTATAGACTGTCCCTATGTAAGTTATTGATATGTAAGGAAAGTAATAGTGTTAGTAAAGTAGGCAGGTATACAGAGGCTAAAAAGCAAAAATCAATCACGTGGTAAGCGATTATGGTGTGTGAAAAAATAACTTTCTCCCTCCTGTGTCTTTTTCCATATAACTTTTATAACATTATTAAACTATTATTAAAACTATCTAAATCTATCAGATATTGATATCAAAATCCGCTGCAAAACTGCACGTTTCGATGCAAAACTGCACCAAACTAAATGTGACTAAAAGTGATGTTAAGAACATAACTTTATTAACATTAGGAATTCCCTTTAAAATCAATGACTTAGCGAGGTTCATGTCACAGTTTGATAGGCTCGCCGCTGCTCCTTGTAACTGGTATCACCTAGCGGAGAAACATAACTTTACCTTTGACCCAAAACATAACTTTTGTAACACTACAAAACATAACTTTTGTAACACTACAAAACATAACTTTTATAACAGTACAACGGCGTTGTACTTCGGGCGCGTCGCTGCTCCTAGTAACTAGCATCAAAGGGTAATAACTTACAGGGACCAAAATCACAGGACAAAAAAAAGCCCCGCTTTCGCGGGGCTTGGTGTTACGCGCCAGGGTACTTGGCGGCTAGTACTTTGATATCCCTGATGAAATCAGAGATCGCGTAGTGCGCTTGCTCTTCTTTCTCAAGGTGGCTTATTGCCTCTTTAAGTGATGCCTGGGCTTTAGCCGTACGCGATAACGTGATGCCATCTTCTTTATCCTCTAACTTCTTCAAATGTGTCTTGATCTTGTTGACGTTAGCATCTCGCGTATTTTGCAACTTCTTTTTCTTAAACTTGCCAAACTCATCGAGCGTTTTAGTGTCAGCATCGTATAACTTCTTTTCCTCTGCCGTAAACGCTAAGACAGCGTACTCTTTCAGCTTGGCGATTGCCTCAGACGACTTGTTATCGTCTTTAGTGTCTACCATGAAGCCGCGCAAACCCTCTGAAAACAGCTTGTCAGAAAGTTTAGACCAACGGCTAAGTACTGCGTTGCTAGCCGCAAACGTCTTGACAATCTCCGCCTGATTGGCGTTGATCACGCGCAGGGCAATTGCCCCAATGTTGCCTTTAGTTTCCATTGCTTTTCCTTTATAGAGTTAATGGAATGTGTGACACGCGTTATTGCTTGCCACAATTCGCATCATACGCGGATGACATAGGATGTCAATAGATGTTAGCAAATGATACAAAAGTACAACGGCGTTGTACTTTTTGCGCGGGTTAGTAAAGACTTACTTCGCAGGGCCGAACCCACCCCATACCCACCCCCCAATGACGCTTCGGAGTCCCATCGCGGCTACTGCACTACTAATCCGCACGAACGATGGCGTGTTTTTTACCCTGTAACGTTAACGGCCGTTAACGTAACGTAATTTCGTATTTACGTTGCACTGCAACACAAACTCATTTCGTTTGGACAGTTTTGGACTTTTTGGACATTGCACTGCAACACAAACTCGTTTCGCAAAAGGATATTGATCACCTTGCTCACCTTGGTAACTTGGTAACACTTACCCCACCCCCCTGATATAGAAACACCCCCCTTGTCTTTTTTGGTTCCATACGGATTCGTTTTATTTTGTATATTTTGTTAACGCTTGACTTTTTTTATGCCTGTGGTACTTTCCGCCGCATCCGTAGCTACTACGTGCGACATTATGGAAACAATGGTTTTGACTCCTGACCTAGGAGTGCCAATACCAGAGAAAATCAACTATCCAGACCTTTTCCAACGGGCTAAGGCTGCGTGTGCTACGGCGCAGCTATTGGGGGAGCATGGGGTAGACGTCACGCCTAACCAAGAGGCCAAAGATGTTGCCGCCGCTATTGTTACGTCGTACGCACAAGACCCAGATAAAACAGACAAGGCGGTAACAATACAGAACATGGCTACGCTGCCACCTGCGGCGGTCATGGAAATTAACGAGCTTTTGCAGGAATTTAGCCACCCGGTCATTAAACACGCCATGCAACTGCGGTATTTGGTTACCAATAAGCTAATTCTGGAGACTAAAAGCACAAACCCACACATACGTCTTCGTGCGCTAGAGCTTTTGGGTAAGTTTGCAGAGGTGGGTCTGTTTGTTGAACGTCAGGAAATCACCATAACCCACCAGTCAACTGATGATCTGAAGAGAAAACTGCGGGAGAAACTAGACGCGCTGACCAAAAAGACGGATGACGTGCAGGACGTGGTGGACGTTGACGGGGAATTTATCAACGTCAAGGAAGAATTAGGGTTGGAAGAAGATAAACCAGAGGAAAAAGAGGTCATAGATGAGCAGTCTTGACCTGGATTTCACAGAATCTGAGGTTGAAATCCTCCTTGGGAACCTAGACAAGCTGTCTCCGGAGGAAATTGCTGAGTTAAATGACGTTGTTGACGTTTTAGAGCGCCGTAAAAGGGTTCAAGCCTGTCACCTTGACCTGATTGCGTTCTGTAAACATATGCAATCCGACTATAAAGTTGGTAAACACCACAGAATCCTGGCAAATATGCTTATGGAGCTGGCAGAAGGGAGAAAAGACCGCATATGTGTGAACATTCCACCCCGCCACGGCAAGTCTCAGCTTGTTTCTATCTACTTTCCTGCCTGGTTTATTGGTAAATATCCTACAAAAAAGATTTTGATGGTGTCTCACACAACAGATTTGGCTGTGGACTTTGGCCGGAAAGTGAGAAACATAATTGATACTGAACTGTATAAGCAGGTATTCCCAACTGTATCCCTTGCAGCAGATTCAAAGAGCGCCGGACGTTGGAACACCAACGTTGGGGGAGAGTATTTTGCCTGCGGCATCGGCTCAGCCCTTGCCGGACGTGGGGCAGACTTGTTATTGGTTGACGACCCTCACAACGAGCAAGACATCATCAACGGTAACTTTGACGTATTTGAGAAAGCCTATGAATGGTTCACTTACGGTGCAAGGACACGTCTGATGCCTGCTGGGCGCGTAGCCATAGTTCAAACGCGATGGCACTTAGATGACTTAACTGGCCGTGTAATACGCGACATGGCACAGAATGAAAGATCTGATCAGTATGAAGTAATTGAGTTTCCTGCCATATTAGAAGTAAAGAATGAAAAAAGTGGTGAAGTAAAAGAAAAAGCGTTGTGGCCTGAGTTTTATGATCTTCCTGCGCTTCAACGTACCAAAGCATCCATGCCACTGTTCCAATGGAACGCGCAGTACCAACAGTCACCTACGTCTGAAGAAGCGGCTGTTATTAAAAGGGAGGCTTGGAAAATATGGAAACAAGAAGATCCTCCCCACTGCGAGTACATCATCATGTCGCTGGATGCGGCAGCAGAAAGCCACAACCGGGCGGACTACACCGCGATTACAACCTGGGGTGTCTGGCTAAATGAGGAAGAAAACGCTCATCACATCGTCCTCCTTAACTCTTTAAAAGTACGCCTTGAGTTTCCTGAGTTAAAGGAGACAGCCCTTGAGCAGTACAAAGAGTGGGAGCCTGACTCATTTATTGTGGAGAAGAAATCTTCCGGTACGGCGCTTTACCAAGAGTTACGTCGGATAGGTATTTTGGTTCAGGAGTACACCCCACACCGTGGCAGTGGAGATAAGTTGGCACGGTTAAACAGTGTGGCAGATATAGTGCGCTCCGGGTTAGTATGGGTGCCGGAGACACGTTGGGCTGAAGAGTTGGTTGAAGAAGTTGCTGCGTTCCCGTTTGGGCGTAACGATGACTTGGTTGACTCTACAGTCATGGCACTCATGCGGTTTAGACAAGGCGGCTTTATCCGGTTACCAACGGATGAGCCAGAGGACATTAAGTACTTTAAAGGCCACAATGTGAAGCGTGGCTATTATGTATAAAGGGTAAATTATGGCTATTGAGAAGGCACTATATCAAGCCCCCGAAGGTATCGAAGAAGGCGGAGAAGCAATTGAGATCGAGGTTGTGGACCCAGAGTCAATGTCCATAAAAATGGATGGCGTTGAGATTGACCTTGAACCCAAGGAACTTGGTGACACAGACTTTGACGCCAATCTGGCCGAACACATGGACGACTCGGAGCTAAGCGAACTTGGCTCTGATTTGACCTCAGACGTAGAAAATGATGAGAACTCCCGAAAAGACTGGGCCGATATGCTG